GGTTTGGGAAGGTTTCCTTTCTGCTGAAGAATTAGTTCCTATTATGGAAGAACTCAATGCTAGAGAATGGGGCAACAGACATCATCAATTTGAATTCAAGTCTTTTGCTAAGTACAAGCAGCGAATACTTGATTCGCTAAATAGTCCAGATGTAGAGATGCCTGATCTAGATTCTTGTATAAGAAGAGAAATTGGCGAAGGCATGGAGCCACATGTAGATATTCAAAACCATGCAAACCCTTTATACTACAACATAGTAGATGAAAATTCAGATGTAGAAAAAGTAAATGTTAAGTTTGCAAAGTTTGGTGCTATCGTTTATTTTAACGATGATTACGAAGGTGGAGATATTGAATATCTAGAACATAACTATGCATATAAACCAAAAGCTGGTGATCTGGTTTTGCACTATGCTACAAATGTACATGCTGTGATACGAGTTAGATCTGGATTCAGATTTACGCACTCTACGTATATAACAGATTCATTTTGGGTGGATAAAAAAGTTCATGAAAATATTGATTGGCCATTTGATGATGGTCCATTTACATTAGGAGATCCTAGATACTGGTATTCTTTCTCACATGGCCCATCTACTAATCCAGCATTAGCAGAAATTCAAAAAACATACATACACACTGGAAGACACTAGAATAGGATATGATTAAATTATGAAAACTATTTACATGGTTGGAGATTGTCACCTATCTAGGGCTATAGAGCATTGGAACCCAGATAAAGAAAAGGCAAACTTTGTTGTTTGGTCTAAGTCTGGAGTCAGAATGTATGGCTTTGATGCAAAAGAGCTTTATGAGATTGAGAAGCTATCTACTGGAGTTGAAACTCCTAGAGAAGTAGATCATAAGCCAAAACCATTTAATATTATTAAAGACGATGGGCTATTGGTATTTTGGGTCGGATATGTAGATGCAAGAACTTTCTTGCCAAGATATCAGAATGCTGAAGAAACTGTAATTCATTTCATCGAAGATATTAAGAAAAACTTTCCTAACTCTGAAGTTGCTTTCATAGAGCCATTGCCTCAGTTTACAGAGATGCTTCTAAAATATGAGGGGATTAGCCCATATTACACTGTAGAGCAAAGAATTGATCAGAACAGACTTGTAATATCTAACTTGCATAAATACGCAAAAGAAGCGGGATATAAAGTAGTTATTACTCAGAAGGAAATACTAGAAGCTATAGGAGTTCCTGAGTTAACTCCAGCTATGACACATTCAGATGCTCCACATCCAGTAGATGGTTTAAGACCAGAATATATGTCAAAGGTCTGGAAGTTATTCTCAGATAAATTGACAGAAATTGTGGTTGACTAGAATATGAATTGGATACAAGCAACAGTGATATTTGGACCAATAGTGGTCCTATTAATAGCATTCTGGAAAGATATAAAGTGAAGAAAGTTTACGCAGGCATATTCTTAATTGCGACAGCAATCCTTACAGGAGCTATGTTGCATTCATTTTTAAATTGGGCGGGGGAGAAAGAGATCTTTGATCTCGATGACGAATATGACCTATAAGAAGTGGAAAGTATATATCTACCTAATTAGATTCTCTTTGTCACTTATGAGTCTATATCTCGTCCTATTGGCTTCTGGGAAAATTTAGAATATCCACGTAAAGAGCTTTTCTTGCCCTCTCCCGCCCTTGGGTAGGCAAATAGCCTAGTAAAGGCTTAGAGAGCCTCTAGAGGCTTTATAAGGGGTATTTCAGTAGAAATGGATCAGGATAGATCTATATATTACAGTTGACTAGAATATGCTTCTCTCGGCGACGCACTTTTTTCGCACTATATAAGAATTAATGTTCTTTAAATTCAGCCATAAACTTGTCAGATAATGCAGTTCCTTCTAAACCAGAAGCTTTATACATCTGAATACGTTCGTGGGTAAATTGTGGATTCTGTTCCAATGGAAGCATCCAAACATTTGTAAGGCGATCTAATGAACCGTCGCCAATCTGCTCATAATATTCAGGAGTCTTATAGTTATAGAATGTTCCTGGATTATCTTCTGCCTTTAATACAAAGTTTGAGAAGGCGTATCTGTTACCTTTAGTAACTGGCTTTACACCGTGTGTATGTGGAGCAAATGCGCCGTGCACTACAAGGTCTCCTCTTTCTGGCTTATAGACTAGCATATCTTCTTCTCCCACTGCAGGGTTTCTGTTCCCATCTTTGTCTATATTCACATAAAATATTTCTCCGCCTTCAAAATCTCCAAAGTACGCTACTAGACCATAGTCTAGCTCGCAGCATGTCTGCCATACGTCAACTTGTGACAGTCTGTGGCATTCACCCTTTCCAGGTGAATCTGAGTGAGTAAACATTCCCTCATTCATATACGGTCTTATAACCAAAACATTGTTCTGTGGGTGAATTACATACTCTGGATACAAGAGCTCGCTTGCCTTCTCCCAAAGCTTGTGTAGGCCTTCAATTGGTGGGCTAAGCTTTTCTGAGTACCAGCTGATAAGTGTTTGTTCATAGACATGATCTCTAGTATCTTTATCCGCCATTGCATCTTCAACTATCTTACATTCTTCGTCGGTATAAAAGCCCTTGAAAAGGAAAACTCCGCTAGGTGTTCCGTAGTCATCTGGGAAAAAAGATAACTTAGTGCAATCTTCTCTGTCGTAAAACATTATTTTATACCAACCTTCTTTAATATTTTTTTAATAATAGAATCTTTTTTATGGTGTTCTGTAACTTTGCAGTGTTCGTCATCGCAGGCATGGTTAAACTGAGGCGATGTCATAAATTGAGCAAAGTGATCTCGTGCCATAGTAATTATATTATAGCATGAATAGTCCCCACGGAGGCGGATCCGCAGGGACTATTTGCATTTGCATGCATGCGTCAGGATTTACTCAACTAACGCAATACTATTCTATTGTATTTTTTATTAAATATCAAGAGATATTTAAAAGATTTTTTTCTTCTAATTTATTAAAAACTTCTCCTAATAAAAATGACACCGCTAATTCACTCTTAGCTATGCTCTCTTCAATTTGAGCAGGATCCATTCCATTCTGTATGCATAAAGATCTATTAGCTTCATCAAAAGCTGACTGCATCATTAAAACAATTTCTTGCTTATTCATTTTCTTCTCCTGGACTAAAAGATGGGACTGGTCCTAGTAAGTATCCCGCCTCGTGATATTCTATCATTTTTTCAACATCTTGTGAACCAACAACTTTATTTGCAATCAAAGAAAGTAAGTCGTAAATTCTATGCAGCATTATATAAGTAACCATTGGAAGGTTATCTTCTAAATTACTTGTCTCCGCCTTCTGGTCTTCCTGCATCTTCCCACCAAATTTCTCTACCCATAGCATCCGTAGGGGATATTATGTTTGACTCAAGTTCGTATTTATCTGTGGCCATCTACTAATTTTACTATATCTTCATATCTAGCTATGCCCATAGTGTTTTTATAATCGCACTCTAAACAATATAAATATATTAAAGATTCTCCGTCGCCATTACATAAGAGAGGACCTTGATCCTGTGGGCATAAAAGCTTAGGAACAAGGCCCTCTTCAGAAAGTTTAATGTAAGTAGACACGTACTGTATCCTCATTACACTTCCTTTCTACTTATTTGGGAATTTCAAATAAAATTCCTTTGCTCTTGGGGTTAAACCCTTCCAAGCTGACCAATCAGTGCCGCCATTAGTCATGTAATACGCTATCTCTGCATTTATAGTTGGGTCAAATAATAGTACGTTTGACTTTAAATTAAATTTTTCTTTACGAACATCGCCGAGATTACCCAACATGTTGATCTGAAAAATTCCATAGGAACTGTCTCCAGTTTTCCTGTTGCCATTGTACGCCATTGGTCGTCCGTGAGACTCCCTCATAGCAATGGCCCAAGCAGTTTTAAGTGCTTTTCCTTCAAAGCCTGCTGCCCACAGAAGATTTTTTAGTTCTTCTCCAGACAAAGCCTCTGATGGCTTATAAACAGTATTGCTGTACTTCACTAAGGTTTCTTTCTTAAGTTGTACTTCTGTCTTTGGTTTTACTATTAAAGCTTGTGCTTCTGTTATACCAACTGTATTCGAAAACAAAAACATCACTGTAATTGCAATCGCAGCATATTGATGAACAACATCGCTTAAGCTTTTCTTTATATTCTCCATTGGCATTTCCTCCTTTAGAGATAGCGAACTATAATCATACCATTTCATTTAAACTCATGTCAAATGATTTTTACACTATTGACATCGAAAATAGTAATGTTATACTTTTCTAGGGGGGTCGGGGGGTCAGCAAATCAACAAAATCAACATATATTATATATATGTATATAAGTAGTATTATATATTATAGTTAACTAAAAAACAACAATAAAAATTATTTATCTTTTCTTTTGTAAAAAAGTTTGATACACTTAGACTTCATTCAAAAAATTAATCAATCCGTAAGGCGGAAGAAAAGGCGACAAATGAAAAATACTATTGAAAATCCTTATGAAAACTTTATTGCACTATCTAGATATGCTAAATGGGTAGAAGCAGAAGGACGTAGAGAAACATGGGGAGAAACAGTAGATAGATATTTTTCTTTTATGACAGAACACTTAAAGAATAACCATAATTATATTCCAAATGAAAAGCTAGTTGCGGAATTAAAAGAGTTTGTTTTTGAACGAAATGTAATGCCATCTATGCGATCTGTAATGACTTCAGGCGCTGCTTTAGAAAGAGACAATGTTGCTGGTTATAACTGTGCATTTTTGCCAGTAGATTCACCACGTTCATTTGACGAAACAATGTATGTTTTGATGTGTGGAACAGGTGTTGGCTTCTCTGTTGAATACAAGTACATCAACAAGCTTCCTGCCGTTCCAGAAAAACTTGAAAAGTCTGACACTGTTATTGTAGTTGAAGATTCAAAGCAAGGTTGGGCAAAGGCATATAGAGAACTTCTTGCACTTCTTTGGACAGGACACATCCCAGCTATTGATGTTTCAAAGGTTCGTCCTTCTGGAGCAAGACTTAAGACACTGGGTGGAAGATCTTCTGGTCCTCAGCCACTGGTAAATCTTTTTGATTTTACTATTGCAAAGTTTAAAAATGCAGCTGGAAGAAACCTTAAGCCAATTGAATGTCATGACATCATGTGCAAGATTGGTGAAGTTGTTGTAGTTGGCGGAGTAAGAAGATCAGCAATGATTTCTTTATCTAACATTAACGATATTGAAATGGCTCAAGCTAAAGCTGGTAACTGGTGGGAAGCAAGTCCACAACGTGCTTTGTCTAACAACTCAGTTGCTTATTCACGCAAACCAGAGATGGAACAGTTTATAGCTGAATGGAAAGCTCTTTATGATTCAAAATCTGGAGAACGTGGAATCTATAATGTTGCAGCAGCACAAGCACAGGCAGCTAAGTTTGGTCGCAGAGATCCAGAAATTCATTACGGAACTAATCCTTGCTCTGAAATTATTTTGCGTCCATATCAATTCTGCAACCTTTCAGAAGTAGTTCTTCGTGAAAATGATAGCAAGAAAGATATTCAGCGCAAGGTAGAGCTTGCAACAATTTTGGGAACTTTGCAGTCTACTCTTACAGACTTTAAGTATCTTCGTAAAATCTGGAAAGATAATACAGAAGAAGAACGCCTGCTAGGAGTTTCTTTGACTGGTCAATTTGGACATAGATTCATGTCTGGTAAAGATGACCTTATTGCGTTAGAAGCATTCCTAATGACTTTGCGTGATAGAGCAAGAGAAGTTAATAAAGAAGAGGCTGGGAAAATTGGGATTCCTGAGTCTGCAGCTATTACATGTGTAAAGCCTTCTGGAACAGTATCTCAATTGGTCGGGGTATCTTCAGGAATGCATCCATGGCATTCACCATATTATATTCGTACTGTTCGTGGATCAAAGAATGATCCAATTTCAGTATTCTTAAAGGAAGTTGGAATTCCAGTAGAAGACGATGTAATGAAGCCAAATGACACTTATGTATTTTCATTTCCAGTAAAAGCTCCAGAAGGAGCAATTGTTAGAAATGATCTAACCGCAATTGATCATCTAAATATTTGGCTAGTTTATCAACGTGCATGGTGTGAGCATAAGCCTTCAATTACAGTCTCTGTAAAAGAAGATGAATGGATGGAAGTCGGTGCTTGGGTCTATAAGAATTTTGACGAAGTATCTGGAATCTCATTCTTGCCACATTCAGAGCATACTTATAAGCAGGCTCCTTATCAAGAAGTATCAAAGGAAGAGTACGACGAACTTGTTTCTAAGATGCCAAATAATATTAGATGGGAAGATCTATCTTTCTATGAAACAGAAGATGGAACCTCAACAAATGCTACATTAGCTTGTAGCTCAGATGGCAATTGTGAGCTTGTAGATATATCTGCCTAATGGTAGAATTATAGTATTGGGTAACACCAAAATTCTTGGGCATCCTGCCCACGAGGAGACGATAATATGGCTATCAAAAAATTTGATAAAGCTGATTTAAATAAAGATGGGAAAGTAACAATGCAAGAACAGATTTTAGCAGCAATTGGCACCTACGGAAGAGCATTCCTAGCAGCAGCCACAGCTCTTTACATGACTGGCAACACAAATCCTAAAGATTTAATTGCAGCTGGCGTAGCAGCAGTAGCTCCAGTAATCTTGAAGGCACTAAGCCCAAGCAACAAAGAATTTGGATTTACATCTAAATAATTAGTCAATTAGAAATACTCCTGTGCTAAAATTGGTACAGGAGTATTCCTATTTAGGAGACTATGGCAAATGGCAGGACAAAAAAATTTTGAAGTAGATCAAAATGCTACTTTCAGCTTTCAGGTACAATATACCCAGGAAGATGGAGAGACGCCGATTGATCTTACTGGTGCATCGGCAAAGATGCAGGTTCGTGATACAAAAGGCGGAAATAAGTTAGCCGTATCACTTACATCGCCATCTAATGGTATAACAATAGATGGTCCATCTGGCACAATAAATGTTATTATGACGCCAACACAGACTAATAAACTTTTTTATCCTAAGTCATCTTATGATGTTATGGTTATCGATTCTAATGGGAATAAAATAAAACTCCTTGAGGGTTTTATGACTCTTAGCAGATCGGTAACTATATAATGGCTGAATCCGTAAAAGTAATAGAGCAAAAAAATAAAGTAATTATTTCAACTCCTGGACCACAAGGTCCAAGAGGAAGAACCATTTTGAATGGAACCTCAGCTCCAGCAAACAATTTAGGTTTAACTGGAGATTTTTATTTTAATTCTACGACTTCAGAATTTTATGGTCCAAAACTAGAAGACTCAACTTGGGCGGGCGCAGGAATAATCCTATTAGCTTCAGCCCCAGAAAACTTTTCTTACTCATGGGAAATGAGTCAAATCACTGGCCCCGTAAGCGGAGTATACTCAGTAGTTATAAATCATAATTTGGGCTTTAACCCAAACGTTTCAGTAAAATCAAGTTCAGGGGATATGCTTGAAACAGGCATAGACTATAATAGTACTAGTAGACTAACATTGACAAT